GGATGACGCCGTCTACGTCCTCGACCTCCTGGAGCAGCTCTACGAGGGTCTTGCGGCCCTGGAATCCCATGCTGACGGGCTGGTCCCCGGTCTTCACCTCGGTGATCCCGTTCTCAGTGCACAGGCGCTCGAACCGGTCGTCGGCACCCTCACCGGAGTAGGCGTTGTAGGGGCCGGACAGGTCGAACACGCTGGTGACGGAGGACGAGACCAGCACGTGGCCCACGGCCACGCCGGTGAGGTTCTTCCCCGGGCCGAGGGTGACCGAGGTGATGCGCCCGATCGTGACCCCCGCGGCCGTGTCGGTCAACGCGCTGGCCCACTCTTCTAGTTGGCCGTACGTGTCGATGCGCCAGTCGACGTCCGCGCCGTTCTGCTCCATCCCGAAGCCCACCTGGAGCGCCAGGCCGTCCACAGCGAAACCGATCGCCCCCGAGTCGTAGGTCTCTGCGTCGTCTTCGTCGAAGGCGTGCAGGCTCAGCGCTCCGCCCGTCTCGTATTGCAGCTCCCACCGGCGCCCGGTGCCCGTCGCGTTCGCGGCGATCAGTACCGTCCCGTTCGCCAGGGTGCCGGCCGCTGGGAACGCCATGAGCAGCCGCACTCCGCCCGCCCCTGCGGTGTAGCCGGGAACGACCCCACGCAGGGAGGCCGCGCCGAGCACAGGGAGGGCGTCGGAGCCGTAGAACCCTGTGTAGGACGCGAACTCCGGGCTGCCCGAGACACGCATCGGCCGCACACCATCGAGGCCAGAGGCGATGGACGAGGCGGCCTCCCCCTCCTCGCACGGCCAGTACGCGACCGGATCGGTGGCCGAGTCGATTCCCCGCCGCATTGTGGACTGCAACGGGGACGCACCCTGCCCGAGCCGCCGTAGGATCCCCGAGGCGGTGATCGGGATGTAGACGTCTGCCCCGGCAGCGTCCCACTTGACGGGCCACTCAGAGACCTCGCCGTAGAACCGCACCGAGCCGTCGAGGCTCACCCGCATGGGCGTGTTTCGGCCGATCAGTCCGTACAGCGGAGACGTCGGGTTGCGCGGTGAGAACCGCCCGTCGCGGTTGTCGAGTGTCAGCGTGCAGGTCCCCGGGTCGATCGAGCCGCGAGGGGAGGTACGACCGCGCCGGATGATGACGCGATCCCGTGAGTAGACGTACTCGGAGATGTCGTTCCACGCGGCTGAGTAGTACAGCTCGACGGTGACGCTCAACGCGGTCTCGGGGAAGGTCATGACCCAAGCACCGCCTGCACGCTGCCTCCACGGCCGCGGATCGCCTCGCGGAGCACCTCCACCAGCAGGTCGGCCATCCGACCGCCTGAGGAAGCGACCTCAAGCCGCACAGAGGCGGGCCCGTTCCCACCGCCCTGGCCTGACGACCCCTGGGCGTTCGCATTCGGGATCACACTGGAGCCGCTGGGCAGCCGGACCAGCTCCCGGCCGTGCTCCCCCACCTCCACGAGCCCGCCGCTCCCGACCGGGCCGCCCGCGGCGAAGCCGGGGATGTGGTCGACGACGCTCGACGCGAACGACGCGATCCCCTGGAGCTTGCCCACGACCGAGCTGTACGCCCTACTCGCGCTGCGGATCAGCGGGTCGAAGATGCCTGACAGGGCCGAGCGGATCGCTGCTCGCACCCGTCGCATGGTGGCCTGGAGGCTGCGGAAGGTGGACGAGATCCCCGAGCCGGCCCGAGATGCTGCTCTACGTGCGCTCTGGAACGTGCGAACCATCCACCCGAGGGCGCTGATGACCGCTCCGATGGCTCGGATGGTCAGTCGAAGGTTGTTGACCAAGATGCGACCAACTACGGGCGCGACTCGATCGGCGATGAACTCGGCCATGCGCCCGAGCCCCTTGCGCAGCGTCGTCAGCTCCGCGCGGTTGTCGGAGAACGTCTTAGACAGCTCCGCGAACGCTGGCCGGAGGGCTTCGAGTGCGCCACTGGCCACGTTGCGAATCATCCGGCCTACCCAGGAGAGGACGTCACCGATGCCCTTGAAGACCTTGATCACGCGGCTGTCGCTGGACATGGTGTCAAACGCCTCGGACAGCCCACCGACGGCCTTGCCGAGTCCGGTGAGGACCTTCGTAATGCCCTTCAGCAGCCCATCGAAGAACTTCAGCGCGCCGGGTGCGCCCTTCGCCATGGACTCGAAGAACGACGAGACGGCACGGCCGAGGTCTGGCATGTTCTTGGCGAGCGCGGTGAACAACGGGACCGACGCCTTGACGGCCTTCTCGATGCCTGGCATAGCGTTCTTCGCCAGCTCACCGAAGCCCTTCGCCAGCGGCTCGACAACCTTCGAGGCAGCGGCCCCGATGCGCAGGAGCCCCGGCCGTAGGGCGTCGAGAGTCTTCCCGAAGATGCCGATCGAGTCTCTGACCGGCCCGACGAACGGCTTCCCGAAGTCGGCGAACAGCGACTTGCCCTTGTCCGCGAACGACTTCCACGCGGACTGCACGCCCGGGTCGTTGGCAGCAGACTTGATCCCCAGGGCGATCGCCCCGCCCCCGACGGCGAGCAACGCGCCACCGTTGAGGGCTGCGCCGAGGGCCGGAAGCATCGCCGCACCGAGAGCTGCACCGATGGCTGCCCCGTACGGGTTCGCCATGATCGGCAGTTCCTTGAAGCGCCCGGCGAGCTTGGCGCCGAACGACTTCCCGGAGGTGTCCCCGCTGGACTCGATGCGATGCTCGATCTCCTCGGCGAAGGTCTTCGTGTCTCGTCGGGCTTCGACGAGGCCCTCCTTGGTCCTGTTCTTCGCCTTGACGATGATCTCGACTTCATTGCTCATCGATCTTCACCTCCTCCAGAATCGCCAGGTAGCGCATCAGGTCCGTCGACTCGGCCAAGACCTGCGAGGGGAGACAGTGGAACCGGTCGCACAGGCCGATCACCATCTCCGCCTCGTCCAGGTCGAGGGGTCTCTCTACACGTTGCCCATCGGGAGCCCAGCCTCCAGTGGATGCGACGGCCTTCCACTGTTCGAGCTGCTGGCCAAAGGGGCGGCAACGCCGGCGATGGCCGTCATCCATCCATCAAGGACTTCGAGCACGAAGTCGGAGTCGAGGGAGCACACGCCGTCGAACGTGGCAGGAACCTCGCCCCCGTCCACCTCGGTGACGTTCCACGACTCCAGAGCGTCGGCGAAGATGTGGAACATGCCCTCCAGGACGCTGGGATCCTCGTTCACGTCCTTCATGAGCTTCGCGAGTCGGAGCATCGTCCCGATGGACACGGACCGCGCTCGAACGACGAGCCCTTCGTGGTCCTCGAACTTCAGGCGGTGCACCTTGCGGGTAGGTGTGTAGTTCATAGTCATCACGTCCACGTCGGAGCGGTGCCGTCGGCAAGCACGCCCGGAGTGGACCAGGACAGCTCCCCGCCCTGCGCCCGGGTCACCGCGTAGTCGGTGAGCAGGCACTCGCACGAGAGCGTCTGTCCAGACACGACGAGCTTCACCGTGCGAACCACGCTGGTGGACGAGCAGTCAGACAGAACGTCGTGCGAGGCGTCCCCGGTGTCGTTGAACTCCCCGTTCATCGTGATGGAGAAGTCCGCGAGCCCGAGGATCCGCTCGATGGCGCTCTTGTCGATGCCCGTCACGTCGATGACGGCACGGGGGGTCGCGAACTGGAGGTTCGTGATGTCGTTCTTGATGTCCTTGGCGACCGTTGCGGAGTTGTCGACCTCCAGCGTGGTCCAGCCGAGACCAGATTCCTTGGCCATGCCGGTCATCCCCTTTCGAGACGAGTCTTGATCTTGTCCTGGGTGTCGGCGAAGTCCTCCACCCAGTCAGCCGCCCGGCCGTGTCGGTACACGTCGAGAGGGCGAGCGGTGCGGTGGTCCCCCCGATACCGCAGGTACATCGGATCTCCGAACGGCACCGTGTGCGTCCTGAAGCACGTCTGCCGTGAGGCGAAGGTGAACACCGTGATGCCTGCATCGTTGCGATGCTCGGTGAACCTCCGGCCGGACTGGTTACGGATGTAGTGCGCCTGCGCTTGGCCCGTGGGGGTGGACTCATCCACCCCGGTGCGCCACCCGAAGCGGTACTCCGGGCACCCGAACTCTGCGCAGGACACCGCGCGGCGCTGCGATCTCGGAGAGAAGATCCGAAATGTCGTGTATGCGCTCTCTGGCATGTTCGGCTCGATGCGGAACATCAGAACACCACCGCCACCTTGTTCTTGACGACGACAACAGCGAACGTGAGGGACGTGAAGCCCCCTGTGGTTTCGACCGAGACCCGGACGTAGCGCGGGATGGTCTCCGTTGCGGATGTTGCGATGCGCTCGGCCGTGTGGTCGTCCGTCTCCCCCAGCGCGGTGAAGGCTCCTCCGGTGATGTCCCCCCATGAGGAATCGTCCGTTGACCCCTGGAGCTTCACCGTGGCGTCCGTGCCCTGGATGTCGAAGACGTGCAGGTACGCCTGCGCACCGAAGTCAGCCGAGGCGGCGGTGTCGATGCTCGCCCCGTCATCCGCACCGGTGAGGGTCTGCGCGCCGGTCGTCAGGAGCTGGCCCCACTCGATGCCGTAGCTGTTCGCCTGCACCTGCACGGCCGCGGTGAGGGAGCCGTCTGCCGCCCTGGTCGGGTCGTAGTTGATCTGCTTGCCGAGGAGGCACGCGGCTGGGGAGCCAACCGCCGTCCCACGCGCGTACGTCGCGATGATGTCCGCGGCCGGGAGCGCCTTCAGCACGGGGTGAGCGTGCGCCGTCGCGTTGTTGAAGTACGTCGTCCACTCCATCGCGCCGTCGCGGTGCCCGCCGATGCGCTCCATGGCCGACTTGTCGATCCCCGTGACGTCGAGGGTCGCCAGTGGGGCAGCGAGGCGCCCGAGGTTCGCTGTGTCCCCGGACAGGTTGTACCCCGTCACGTAGAAGTTGTCGCCCAGCCCACTCTGCTTCGCCATCACTCCACCTGCGTCCATGCGTCATTGACCACGAGGGGGATCGTCACGTCGATGATCCGATACATGTCACCGGAGACGTTCAGGTACCCGGCCTGGAACCCGAGCGATGTGCCGTGGCGCCCAAGGACGTCCACCTGCTTCACCGACCCACCGAGGGAGAAGTCACCCGAGTACGCCGCCAGGAGCGCGTCCACCGCCTTGAGCGCCTCCGGGTCGATGTCGTCCCGAGGTGTGGCGAACATCCGCGAGTAGATCCGCAGGGTGAACACCATGAGCGCTGTGGTGGACGAGAGCCCCGACGCACCGGCGGCTGGACCGCCGCGGTCCGCCCAGATCGAGGCTGTGAGCCCGTTCCCAGGGGCGTTCGTCGGCTCAGCGGTGTTGACCCGCTCGAACCACCCCGACGCGGCAGCGTGGGAGACGAGGGCCGCCAGAACCGTGTCCACGTTCACCGGTTCATCGCCTCCACGTGCGCCGTCAGGACTCGATCAAGCAGGTCATCGGGGATCTTCGCGAGCTCCGCGGCCGTCCGACGGAACGTCGCGTAGCCCTTGAACCGCGTGGAGCGGTTGCGTGAGGAGGTCCCCTCCAACCACGGGCCGTACACGATGCCCCCGTCGGTGACCCGCGTGCGCGAGGTCCGCTCGATGCTGATCTCCGCGCGGTAGTGACCGGTCTGGTGCTTCAGTACGTGGTCGAGGTTCGTGCGCACCAGGCTCACACCGCGCTGCGCCACCGCGCGTTCAAGGTCCGCGCACAGGGCATCGGAGGCTGTATCCGCGCGTCCGTCGAACAGCGGCCCGGAAGTGTGCATCACATAGCCCCCATCCGGAGTCGCCCGTACAGGGTCTCGACCTCCATGCGGAGATCGTTGAGTCCGGCCGACGCCTTCGAGGCGTCCGAGGTGTAGCCGCCGACCTCTCGGGCGATCTGAGCGACCGACCTCGCGATGACGTAGGTGCGGATCAGGGCCGGGACGGCCAGGATCGAGACCGGAGCCTCCGTCAGGTGCGTCGCGGCCGTCGATCCGAGTGCTCCGCGCACCACAGTGAGCGTCCTGGGGGCGTAGACCGTCGCTCCCGAGAGGTGAGAGGCGAGCGCCGACCCGTCCCACGCGCGCTTCACGGTCAGATTGTTCCCGGCCACGTCGACCACGAGGAGCTTCTCCGAGTCGACCTGCACGACCTCCCCGGCGAGATACCCGGTGCCGCTAGAGACGGGGATCGTCACGACCGCCACGGAGGAAGCCACGTCCGCAGTGAGGGTGGTGCCGGTCGTGAGCAGGGCACGGCCGGTGACGGTCATCCACTCGGAGTCGACCTTGATGATGGAGCCGACGCCGACGGTCGTGGACGCCGCGATGTCAACGCCTGTCTCAGTCGCGTCGAGGGCCTCAGCGAGCGTCGTCGAGGCTTCGGTGTCGGTGGTGTACCCGAACACTCCAGTGATCACGATGTTGCGCTGGTGCGTGTCGCCCGTCTCGAAGTCGGCCGCGCTGGACAGGTCGATCTCGACGTGGTCCTTCGGGGACGAGTTGGCGGGGTACAGGAAGTAGTCCGTCGCGGCGATCGTCGTCCCGCCGCTGGTGATCGACGTGACCGAGAGAAGCTCGTCCTCGTCCAGCCACAGCCGCCAGGAGCGGGAGCTGCGGTCGTCCGGCCAGTCGAAGTACCTAGTGTCGGTGGTCGGGTAGAACATGCGGTGACAAATCCGCTCGACCGCGCGAGAGGCACCCTCGATCGCTCGGTCGATCTGCGCGTTGTTCCGCGCGGTCTCTTTCGCGTCGAGGGCGTTCTTCACGTCCTCGCGCGTGGCGTACATGATCCCCATGCCCTTGACTCGCATTCTGTCCTAGCCCAGGTGGGCGGGACGGGTCTCTCAGTGTTCAGTTGTCAGACCACTCGCAGAACGTGCAGCCCTTCACGCCTTCTTGGTTCGTGACCGTCTTGACGCCGCACGCCGGGCAGATGTCGTGCTCGTCGTCGCGGGCTCGCTCGGCTTCGGCTCGCTCTCGGGCTCGCTCGAAGATGCTGGAGAGCTGGTTCCATCCCATAAGGTCGCCCGGCCTCTGCTGTCGATCTTCGGCATGGCACAAGGATAGCCCCCGGATCCCAGGGTAGGACAGGATCCGGGGGCCAGAAGGGCGCTGGCGGCGGTGCTCAGGCGGCGGCTGCCACCGACGCTCCGTCGTCCAGAGCCACGTACGTGCAGTACCACTGAATCGCGCCGTCCGCCGTGGCCTCGGTGACGACCGACTCGACCTCACCGATCGGGGCCATGAAGGTGAGCGGAGACCCACTGCCCTTCACCAGGCCCGGGGTGTTGGTCGTGCCGTCCTGGTCGAACAGGCAGCCGAGGAGCGTCCCCGCGGCCGTGTCCGTGGTTCCGAGGTCCGTAGCGGTCGCGATGACCACCGTGTCCCCGGTCGTGGGGTCGGTCTGCACGTTGACGGTGTTCGCCCCGGCCATGGTTGTAGCCGTGACGCCCCACATGGCCGTGATGAGGACGTTCCCGCCGGTCACCGTGAATACCTGGTGAGTGGCCGCTCCAGAGATCGTCTGGAGCTTGCCCGCGACCCGCGACCCCAGGGTCACGAGCCGGATGTCAGCCTCGTTGCGCCACACGCTCATCAGTTCACCGCCGCGAGGTTCGATGGGGTGCGCTTGACGTACAGGTCGTGGAGGATCGCGATGCACGTCAACGTCTTGTCGCCCGCACCGAGGTCCGGGATGTTCAGCGTGACGTGGGTGTAGCCGTCGGACAGGTCCTCGGCACCGACGTAGACAGCCACGATGTTCTGCTGGATGTCGGTCGTCGAGGCGTCGCCGAGGTCGACCTCGGACGCGGCCGTGGTCTGCGTGAACTTCGTCCACGTCTCCGTGTTGTCCATCGTCACGGCCGACTTGTAGTAGCAGTGGTCGACGATATCGAGGTCCTGCGGCGTGCCCGCAGCTCCGTCGATCTCCTGAAGATCGAACTGCACGTCGTCACCAGCGGAGGCCACGCCACCGATGATGAGGAACGTGCAGCCGGAGGCATTCTCCAGCGAGACGGGGACGCCGGTGACGGCGCCGTTCGTGGCCGCAGGTGGGGCGACCATCGCCACATCGAACAGCCTTCCCAGTGCTTCCATGATCGTGCCTTCCTCTTGGGGGTTGAATGCCGTGAGGTGAGGTGCCGGGCGGGGTGTGAATGCCGCCCGGCACTGGCACCGTTCGTTACGCGCGCTCGGCGATCTGAACGTACGCGGAGAGCGTGTCTCCGCCGTTCTTCGGGGTGATGGCCGAACCGAGCCACGGGCGACCGTCGATCCGAGAGATGATCTTGTAGGCGGTCTTGTTGGCCTGGAACTTGTAGTGCGAGCTGGACTCGGCCGTCATCACCTGGCGGTCACCCACGAGGTAGTGGTCGAAGTCCACGAACGAGATGTCGCCAGCGTCACCGAGCTTCGGGGCCTTCTCGGTGAAGATGACGGGACGGCCGAGGATCGTCATCGGGGGGCCCTCGACGCCGTTGTTCAGCCAGATGGCCGACCCGCCGGTGCCGACGGACAGTGCCATCGTCGCCAGCTCGGGGAACGTGTTGATCGAAGCGACCCACACGGCCCGGCCCAGGGAGCCCGGCAGCATCCGCGAGAACATCTTGACGATGTTTTCCCAGACGATCGTGTCGGCGGCCTGGCCGGTCTGCTTGGTGACCGAGAGGAGGCCGGAGCCCTTGAGGTACCCGAGGGGCTGGCCGACGCCGTTCCCGTTGGCGAAGGCGTCGTCCTCGTAGAAGGACAGTGCCTGCGGGAGCTTCCGGTTGATGAACGCCTCGAAGCTCATCGCCGAGTCAGCGATCAGCGTGTTCGGCACCTCGCAGTAGGCCGTCAGGTTCCTGGCCTCCAGCGTGACCTCGCCGAAGGTCGCCTCCGACTCGGTGAAGTCCGAGCCCTCAGCGGTCCAGTAGCAGACGATCCCACCGAACACCGAGGACGACCGGGAGGTCTCGTCGATGGCCGGGAAGGACACGCGCAAGGTCTCCATCGGCACGACCATGGCGCGCGGACGGACGATCGCGGTCTCCATGGACACCTGGAGCAGCTGGGATCGGAGCGCCTCGGGGACCAGGAACCCGCCCTCACTCGGGACCGAGGAGGAATAGTTTTTCAGGGCGTCGGTCAGCTTGGCCAGCCGGGCATCCCGCTCGGAGGTGTGACGCGCCTTGTGCCAGATGGTCCGCAGGTAGTCGGCCGGACCGTCGAATAGGACGTCGACCTGAGCGCCGACCGCGCGGGAGTTGTAGCCCGCCCCCTGCTTGAAGCTGCCAGCGTTCCACGGGGGCTGCGTGCCGGGGGCCAGGTTGACCCGGCCGATGTTCTCGGCCTGGTTGTCGCGGAGGAACTCGGCGAAGGTCGCGTCGACCTCGGCCTTGATCTGCGCGGCGATCTCCGGGTCCTTCGTGGAGAGGGTCTTCGCGTAGGCGCGGACGACCTCTCCGAGCTGGCCGTCGGCCATGGCTGCGTTCAGCTTCGCCGTGTCACCGAGGAACTCCTCCAGCTCTGCCGGAGACGACGGAATCGCGATCTTGGTCACTTGAATGCCTCCTTCAGGAGCGTTGAGAACTCGGCCGGGTCCAGAGTGAGCCCGACGGACGGGGGCGGGGCCTTCGAGCGACCCGCGTAGTTGAACACCGACAGGTCGAACGAGGCAGCAGCCTTCGCCTTCGCCTTCTCGTCTGCGTCCCCATCGTAGGACGCGACGGAATCAGCGAGCCCGGCCTTCACAGCCTCGTCCGCTGCATACCAGGTCTCGGTGCGCATGCGAGCGCGCCAGTCCTCGCGCGTACCTCCGCCCCGGGCCTGGTACACGCCGGAGATGATGTCCGACGCCTTGCCCAGCAGCTCGCCGGTCTCGATCATGTCCTGCTCATTGCCTACACAGACGCCCCAGGCGTCGTGGATCATCAGCATCCCGGCCGGGGCGATCTGCACGTCGGTCCCAGCCATGGCGATGACCGACGCGATGGACGCGGCCAGGGAGTCGACAGCGACGGAGCAGTTGCCCTTGCGCTTGCGCAGGGCGTTGTAGATCGCGAGGCCCTCGAACACCTCGCCACCCGGGCTGTTCAGGTGGACGGTGAGATCCCGGCCGTCGAGCTCGGCCAGGTCCCGCACGAAGTCGCGAGAGTTAGTGCCGAAGTAGCCGATCTCGTCGTAGATGTAGACCTCGGCCGTGTCCGTGCCCTCGGTCTTGAAGTCGTACCAATCCGCACGCTTACGCGTCGGGGTCTTGGCTCGGAGGCGTTCCGCCCGGGCCAGTAGCTCCTGGAGCTGCATCGCTGCCTCCCTTCGAGGTCATGGGCAGTTGGGGAAGATCGAGCATGTCCATCACGGCGTCCGGCTCGAAACCGACCCTGATGAGCCGCACCGCCGCGGCCGTCTTGCTCTCCAGCTCAGCGACGTCAGCGGCTCGATCGGGAGGTGTCGGGTCCTCGTAGTCGAACTCGTACTCGGAGGCGTAGGCCCCGCCGAACAGCGGGAGGAAGGACTCGTTCAACACGCCCTTGAAGCGTTCGAGCCGCTCCTTGAGCAGCCACCTGGCGAACATGACCTCACCGGCTTCGGCGTTGGCCCGGTTCACATCGTCCACCGAGCCGGTCATGGCCTTCGGGAACCCGAACGCCTCGCGCACGATCTCGCGGGAGGCGGCGCGCAGCTCTGTGAACTGCATGTCCTTCATCGAGTAGGAGATGTTCTTCCACTCGCCGTGCTCCAGCAGCGCCACACGGTGCGCGCGAGCCACGCCCCGGTGCTGCTCCTCCCACCGCTTTTTGATCCGCTTGAACTCCGTGTCGCTCAGCGACCGGTCGACCTGGATGATCCCCGAGGGGATGGCCGAGTTGCGGAAGAAGTTGGCGTTCCACTTCGCGGACTGCGACAGCGCGTCGAGGTCGGCCAGGATCGTCTGCACCGGACCCATGCCGCGGTACGGGTCGCGCGGGTTCGGCA